GAATGATTTGTGGGCTGTGTCGGTTGTTTCGCAGTTGTGGCGTACACGATCTGCGCAGGCTGTGAGGGGTAGCAAAAACACCAATAGAATCAAGGTTTTTTGGGTCATGCTGTGCCTACGTCCTCAACTGTTATTTGCGCAGGTATTGTTGAGGACCTTACTAACGTTGGCGTGCCAGTAGTAGTTGATGCGTTGGAAGTACCAACAATAGTGACGCTGCCAGCCGTGAGAGTTCCAACATAAGTAACAGTCAGTGTTTCGTTGACTGTGCTTGCAGTTGTAGTTTGGACAATACCAGCTTGTAACTGTGTACCTGCTGCGTTAGTTAGGCGAATCTGACATGAAACTTGAGAAGCTAACACTGATGGCGATTGTACTTGTGGCTCGTAGTAAGTAATCCGATAATTACGCCCAGCAACAGCCGTAAAAGTAACAGTCATACCAGTCGAAATAACGACAGAAGTAGTAAGTGTGTAGCTTGTTGTACTGCTTGCGGTAGCCATAATGCCACGCGGAAAGTTGTTTTGCTGTTGCGCCGTCAGGATTGCCCCTGAAACGAAGTCGGTGTTGGGTGTAATTGCCATGTGTGTCTCCTTTAGAAACTTAAAAGATTAGTAGTGGAAAGAGTACCGAAAATGGCATCATCAAGGGTGAAATAAGCGCTTTGATCTGTGGACTCAAAAGTGTAGGAAATAATGTGGCTGCCGGGTGTGATGTTGTGGGCTATGCCCGACACAATCAGGGTTTGTGTCTCGGTGGCTGGGGTGCCCACCACAAAGTTTTTAACTACTGTGGCGATACTGGTCATGTCAAGGTTCAGCACAATGTTTTGGTTAGTTTCCGACAGTGCAGACATTTCAGTAGATAGGCCTGTAAACCTGAGCACTGGGTTTTGGTACTTGCCCAGCAGATAATTACCTAGCCCAGCCACCTCTGTTGTAGTGCTGTTGAGCAGATTAGTCAGCGCGTACTGCTGAGACTGGTAAAGAGCAATGCTGGCCGCGTTGCTAGTTGTTTGCACAGCGCCAGCGTTTGATTGGGTAATTATGTAGTTATACAGCAGCTCGTCACCAAACTGGTTGATAAGGGTCTGATACGGCAAGCCTGTGCCGTCAGTGTTAAACGTTGCCCCAGCAACAGGGTTGAGCACACTAGACCTACCCTTAAAAGTAAGTACGCCAGCAGCGCTCATAAACAGATAGCCCTGCTCGCTGGTGTTTACAAGCTGCAAATAGTTCAAGCAGTTTGTGTCTTGGCTAATAGCAAAAGCGCCAAGGGTAGAACTGCCTGTGTCAATAGATCGAGCGCCTTGGTAGTTAATTTCCGCAAGGTCTAGCACAGTGTTAATACGTGCACCAGTGGCTTGTACTGATGGCGTGACAGCGTTCAGCGCTTGGTTTGCTAGCACTGTGAAGTTGTCAGAGCATGAGGCGTACATTATGTCTTGATTGCTGATGTCGTAGTCAAGGTTCCAATCAGTAATCAGCCCGGTGTATATCGGTATGCCGTTAGCAAGTATCTGTACCGGGCATCTTGGCAATACAAACGGGTAGTAAGGGCTGTCCGTGTTGCTCGGGTTAAGTATTTGGCTGACGTTATTAAAAGCAATAGTGGCAGTGCCAGCATTGAACTGGTCTAACTGGCGTGAGCGCCCACGCGTAATGCTGACATTCTCTACAAGGCTTGTGAGATCAACAAAGGTGACACCACCTAAAGTGCCACGGCCTGCAGTGTCAAGGACACCATAAAAGGCATCGTTGAGCTGAAAGGGTGTGCCAAAGCCAGTAGTGGATTGAAAGCCCACCAGCACCTGCATTACGGGGACACTCATGCTGGTGCAAATACCGTTCCGCTACGACGCTGCGCTTTTTGGATTGCTGCAATAATGTCCTGACCAATTTGGTCGGGTGTGCTTACGAGTCCGGCATTGACTGTGATGTTCATACCCAGCCCGCCTGCTTTGTTTAGCGGGATGACAGCTTCTGGGCCTGCCTCACCAATTAGCGCCATAGTTGGGCTAGTAACAATGCCGCCAGTAGCCATAGCTTCAAAACCACGGGCACTGCCAGTGTTGCCGCCACCATCGCCGCCACCAAGCCTGCCGAAACTAACCTCACCAAGGGTGCCGATATCTTTGCCGGGCTTAATTAAGTTGATGCCTTTAATGACTAAGTTAATCATTTTGATGTAGGCGTTAGCCATGAACTCAAAATAGCCAGCGACACCATTAACGACTGTGCGCACCACATTGCCGAAAGTGTCAAACTTCTTATAAGCGACAACTAGAGCAACACCCAAGGCAATAATGCCAGCCGTAATCAGCACTACAGGGTTTAACGCCATGGCCGCATTAACAAGCACAACTGATGCGGCTAACACGCCGAAAGCAGCTGCTACAGCCGTGATCAGTGTTGGGTTGTTTTGTGCCCACTCAGCAAACTTCTGTAGCACTGGCAGAGCCTTTTCAAGTATTGGCAACAGTGCAGCGCCCACACCTTCTTTGGCTTCGCCAAGGGCAACACCTAAACGCTTCATTGAGCCTGCAGCAGTGTTGGCAGAGTCAGTGGCGGCACCACCAAAAGTGACAGCCATTTCAGCCATCACTTCTTCCATGCTTGCGCCGTCTTTAATCATCTGGCGTAGTTCTGGGGACAGTTTTGCTAGGGCAGTCATGTTGCCGCCGTATGCCTTTTCCATGGCTTTAGTTACTGTCTCAAGGCTGATGCCTTTAGCAGCTGCAACATCCATAGCAAGGGTGGCAGCCTTTTGTGCTTCGCTAACACTCATGGTGGCACGAACAAGACCAGCCAGTGCCGGGCGTAACTCGTCATCAGTGACACCAAGCAACTTGCCCTGTGTGCTTATCCAACTTTCGTTAGCAGCAATCTGGGCATCTGTAGCGCCAGTAGTTTTTTGCAGCTGACGCGCTAGAAGTTTCTGTGCCTGCTCATCTTCCATCGCACCTTTAACAGCATCGCCAAGGCCAGCGACTAAACCAGCCAGTGCTACGGCAGCATACTTGTTGGCTTTGCCTAGCGCATATTTTGCTTTGGCTTGTGCGCCTTCTAAATCCTTAAAACCTTTTTCGGCTTCCTTCAATCCCTTAGGGTTAAATTGCGTAACGATTGGTAGATAGATAGCCATTATGCGGCCTGCCTTGCTTTAAGTGCGCGATTAGCGTCAGCGATTACTTCGTCTATTGCTTTCATAATGTCAGCGCTGCCTTGCTCTTGAATAAACTTAACTGAGCGCCAAAGGCCACGCTGAGATCGGCCAAATACATTGTTCATCAACTTGCCAAAAGAGCTGTCTTTATTTTTAGTGCCTGCCTGTGAAAACAGTGCGCCAGCTGCATCCTTCTGCACCAGAGTTACTAATGGCGTGATGCCATTACCACGAGAACGGCCACCAACCATAATCTGCACGCCTTTATCTACTTTGGCTTTGTTGTAGCCCAGCCTGCCCTTGTTGCCCATACCGTGAATCATTGTGATACCAATGTCAGCAGGAAACTGCTTACGGCCTTCCTCAAGCATTGCCGGGCTACTAGCCTTAATCTTTGCGGCAGCCTTAAAACGTGCTGACTTATCTAACTTGCTTAGCTCTGACAGTGCCTGCTTCAAGCCTGTAATTTCTACGCTTGTATTGAGGCTCATGGCTTGCGGCTTTCGTTTAACAGCTTGATTGTGGTATTCAAGTCGGCTATGTCAAACTCTACAGCAGGTGGCCACCAGCCTGTGGCTACTAGGAGACTGGCTAGGGAATGGCGGTAGGTTCCGCTTGGGTAGGGTTTGCAGGATCATTGTCCACCACTTCCAAAGTCACTAATCGGCGGATGAAATCATCGAGCACTGCTGGCACTGTGATGCCTGCCTGTTTGCTTGACTCGTAAGCCATAAAGGCTAAGTCCTCAATGCTGATGCCTTGCTCACTGATGGTGCTTGACTTGCGTTTGTATTTGCGTTCCCATTGCACAACGACGTACAAACTGGTGGTGACTAGGTACGGGCCTTCGCCTGTATCCACGT